GGGTTCGAATCCCACCCTTTCCGCCATAGAAGGCGTTTTCGCCTTGGTTGGCTGTAGTGCGATCTGAATTTGTACGGGAAACGCCAGTCGTCCGAAAGGAAACTGGCGTTTTTTCACGTCTATGAGAATCGGCTACGCCCGCGTGTCCACGCAAGAACAAGAAACTCGCGCCCAGCTTGACGCGCTTTACAAAGCCACCGTCGACGCGGTTCACGAAGAAAAACGGTCCGGCGCCAGTATCCGCCGCCCGGTGCTAGACAAGCTCCTCCGAAACCTCAAGCGCGGCGATACCCTCGTTGTCTACAAGCTCGATCGCGTCGCGCGTTCGCTGAAACACCTCTTAACAATCCTTGAGCGACTCAACGATCGCGGCGCAAACTTCGAGAGCTTGACGGAGCACATCGACACGAACACGGCAGCGGGACGGCTGATGTTCCAAATGCTGGGCGCATTTGCCGAATTCGAGCGGGAGATGATTCGGGAGCGGACGCTCAGTGGCATGCAAGCCGCCAAAAGGCGCGGAATCCGCCTAGGACGGCCTCGCAGCCTAACGGCAGACGACGAGAGGGCAGCGGTCAAGAAATGGCGTACAGGGCGATATACGCTGACGGCACTGTCGCACGAATATGGCGTACACCTGTCGAGCATCAAGCGCGCCGTTTATCGCGCCGACGTGGCATCGCAGCCACAACTGCCTATCGAATAACGCAGGCTCGCAGATCTACGAGCGCTGCTGTTCGGCATGGGGTTGGGGTAGGTGAGGCTTACCCCAACCCCACACCGGAGCATGTTTTTCTCGGTGGCCGTCAAGTCCAAGCCCTCCGGGGCCGCTTTGCGGCGACTTGACGGTACAGGCGTCAGTGACAAAACACAGATGCAACATACAGCCGTCAATTGGCAGATGAGCGAAGCTCGCGACTGTGCCACACCCGCGTCATCAGCACCTCCCCGCCGTCCAAAACGATGTAACGCAAGACATATGAACTTCGACCGAATCGCGCCGGCCACTCACGAAATTCGGCTCTCGGAGCGCCGATCATCGGATTCTCTGCAACTTGATCCGCTGCGTCAGCAATCACCGAGGCAGCACGCTTGGCAACCATTGGACTGTGGACCGCCAAGAAGTCATATAGACGTGCAACGTCATCGATAGCGTCTGGATGCCAGATCAGTCTGGACATTGACTGCGCTTCCCGTTCGCAAGGTCGTCAAGCCAACCACGGACGCGCTCATGGGCGACGCCCGCCACTCCCGACAGGTAAGAGTCGACCCGAGAACGGTCGACCTCGAGCGATAAGGCGTCCGCGAACACCGAAGCCACATACTCCTCGAGCGATTGTCCCGACCTATGCGCAGCCGTTACGACTGCCGCCTCAAGATCGTCCGGCAATGCCACCGTAAGCATATCAATCCCCCCAAAAAGACTGGTTCTCATTGTAGCCGGGCTGCCGCCGTTACGCGTAACGCTACACCTTCTGGACTTGGAGCACGAGAAGTACCTCGGTACGCCCCTTTAAACCGCCGCTCCCGTCCAGAAAGTGCGGCAACCACCACTCATGGTTGTTCGAAACAGATTCGGAGTCCTGCACCAGCCCACCGAGCACGATGACTTCGCCATCCTTCAGGCTTACCGTCGTATCCATCTGTCGCGTGTTCTTAGTGGGCGAACCGTTCACCCCCGAGGTAGTCGGCACAAAGCTAGAGATTTGCTCTTGCAGTTGTAGCTGGATGACGTCGCCGAGCACTACCGGTCGCACGGTGAAGATGACGCCCGCATCTTGATAGTCGACTGACTGAACCGGCGTTCCAGACTGCCCTTGATAGCTCACGCTCCCGAGCGTAGGCACCCGAGCACCCACGTTAAGGCTGACGCGCTGACCTGATACGACCCGCACATGAGGATCGCTGATTTCTTTAAATCGCGTATCAGCGTCAAGGGCCGATACCGCCACGTCGAGCAGATGCGACGAGAACGTCAGCGCCGAGGCGTCCGAGGCCGTCGACCCGTTGGATATGCCCACTTTCGCGCCAAGCACTTGCGCCGCAATTGAAAACGCATTGTTCTTCGCGTCCGTGTTCGAGACCTCATACACCCATCCCCGCACTACGACCTCTCCTGGCGCCGTATCCAATTGCGGTAACAACCCTCGGAGCAAACGCACATCCGCAGCCGTACCCACGAACACGAAATCGTCCGACGCGGAAGCACCGCCCCGCGGCGAAGGCGGATTCTCCATTGACGCAGACATCATGCTTGATGCAGCAACACCCGATGCCGATGAGGGAGCCGCAGTGATCGGGGCATTAGCAAACGACGAAACCGCCGATACTCGCCCGCTTATCAACGGCTGCACCGCGCTCGATAGGTACTCAGCCGTCCGAAACTTCGGGTGATACACCAACGTCTCAACGTCCGGCCTTGCCTGCTCAACAGGCTTGCGCGTGATGAAATCCACGCCTTCACGCGTTTGGACCGCGAATCCCATCGAATCAAGAAACACCTTCACGAACACACGAAGATCGCCCTTTTTGTCGTCGTACTGAAACGACACCTGACGCGTATCTGCAAGCACGTCCGAATCAATGACGTGGGGTACTCGCATCACATCGCCGTACAGAAGATCGACGAGTTGGCCAACGTTCACGAATCGCAAATCGAACGCGGAACCCTTCACGCGTGGTAGCGGCGTCGACGCTGGGATACCCGTAGGTAACGGCATGGAACCAGCCGTCTTGGACGCCACCGGACCCGACGCCAACGCAGGCACAACCGGTATCGGCGGAACCTGTTGCGCAGTCGCACTGCAGACCCAGCCCAGCACCCCTACAGCCCATATAACATGCGATAACCGCCTCATTTGTGCGCCCCCGTTACTGCCATTGGCACCTGACCGCCACCACCGCCTGTCCACGTCGCCACCCGTTGACCGTCCACCACACCCTCGACACGAAGCGATTCACCGCGAAACGTTTCATTAACGACGCTACGTAACCGACCGTTGCTCTCCGCGAGCAATACATAGCCCACACCACCACTCGAATACTCTCCGACCACACGCCACATCACTGATGGCATCCCCGACACCGGCCCTGCCTCTGGAGATGGTACTGACGGGCCGCTTAACGAACCGGCTGAACTCTTCGCGCCCGAATGCCCAACGCCACCAGTCATCGCCGTATAGCCACGCCAGGCCATCACGCCGGCGACAACTGCGGCCACCGGTACGATATACAGCGCCTTCGGAATAACAGCTTTTGGCTTGGTGTGTACCTCCGCGCTCGTATAAAGCGCAAAGACCTTGCGTGGGTAGCTCCACACCGTTTTAACGGCATCGCGAAACCCAGCATTCGGGTTGTGGCAGTGATCCCACTCGTACAACATCGCTCGACGCATACCGAATAGCCTGCGCACATGCACGTGACGGCCAACAAGGTCGCGAATCGTCTTGTTCAACCGCTGGGGGTGCTGCGTGATAACCACGAAATCGACGCCCATGTGACGATGCACGTGAAGCTTTTCGATATCTTCACTAGGTCTACTACCCATCGCGACCGGAGGCCAAATACGTTGCACCTCATCGATCACGATCAAATCGTTCTGCTGGACATGGTTGTGCCACTCCCTAACCCACGCGTCATCTACGAGTTCGTGTTCAACCGCAAGGTCTCTGATGCCGTTAACAACAACACGACGCCCTCCCTTGATTTCCTTTTGCAACTGAGACACCGCATACAGCGTCTTACCGCTTCCGGGCGTGCCCGTTATGAGAGAGATCGTCATTGCAAGAAGAACTTTTTGAAGCTCGAAGCACCGGCCAGCGCAACACGAGCGCTGATGGCACCACCGATGTAAGCCATCCCTTGAAACACGCCAGCCATAGCAAGCATGTTCGACATATCCGCAGGAATGCCACCGACAGCAGTATTCAGCCACGATTGGCATTGATTAATCGCGACATCGATGCCGGAAACAGTCAACACGCCGACCCCAAGCGCTACAAGCGCCTGAAGCAAGATCGGTTGGACCATTGAAAGAAGAAACGTTGCAAAAGGCATGACACTCCCGGATCAAATTCCCGCTATCACGATTAACGCTGCAGCCAATGCGGACAGCATCAGCACCAACGGCTGAACATTCCTGGCGAATTGACACAGAGGAGCAAACGAGAAGCTTAACTGCTGCCCGAAGACATTGACCGTCTTGTCAGCGGGACACGTGCCGGAGCTAGGGCCAATCGACCACGCAGTCATCGGCACCTGCACCGTGCTGGCCGGCAACGTCGGGGGAGAGGGCGGAGACCCCAGCGTCGAGCAAGCGACCGAATTGGGATTGTTCACGCACATATCATCGATTGTCGTACCACCGCTCGATGTAGTTCCGCTCGACCCCGTTGTTGTATACGTTCCGGTCGTACTGAAAGGAATGGCCGATGCACCAAGTTGTGCCGGCGTTGTATTTACGAAATCATTGAACGTTGCTTGAACCGGTGACGCCGCAATGTCCGCCGCGCTGATCGGCGTTGTCGCTGAGTACGGGATGCCAGCATAGCCCGGCAATGCCGATGCGTCTTGCCACAGTTGATTCGCCATTGCGGCCACCAAGGGAACCGGCAACGGCGCTGGAAGCATGCCCGACGTTATATCCGGTGCAATCGTCGCGAGCGTCCCCGTCAGATTCGGATTCACGTACGCGGGATTCTTCGAGGCCGAACTCGCCATGGTATAAGTCGACGCAACGGGCGGGGACGAGGCACCGCCGCTGTAAACGTTGTAGTTCACCGTCAACGTATAAGGTAACGGCTCTACAGAAGCAGACGTACCGGCAAAGACGATGCTCGGGCTACAACCCTGGTAGATCGTTGAAATGCCACATAACCATCGCGCTAAAGCTGCAGCCTCTTGATTTGCAAGGTCAGCCCCGCTACTACCTGCCAACACCGCATTCGAGATCGCCGGCTTGTCGAAACTCCAAAAAGAGTAGTACGGCAACGAATTCGGCAACAGCGACAAGCCTTGCGGACAACCGCTAGTACAGCTTGGCAAGACGTAGTAAACACCACCACCCGATGACCCTGAACCGCTCGATGTCTGAACCTGCAACGTGATCGAAGCCGGCATAGGTTGCCCATCCGGTGTAGTACCTGACGACGCATTGTTTTGCAGCAGCTTATACGCCCCCCACGCCACGCCACCTACTGCCGCCAACGCCCCGACGCCAAGCGCGACTGATCCCCAGACGGGTGAACTAGCAACGGTCATAATCGCGGCACCTGCAGCACTCGCGGTACCGGCCGCAGTACTCAGCCCGCTCATCGTGGCCGCCAAAGCAGCGGCACCCACAACGACGCCGCGACGAGCAAGGTTTGCCGCAACCGCAGCGGCGATTTCGGTATTCAGGCCACCGGTGAATGCAGGCCCCAACGTCGCTACCTGCGCATACGCCCGATTCTGTACAAACAGCATTGAGCACAACGCAAACACGATAACTACGGTGCGCTTGAACATGATCAGAGAAAAAGAATGAGCCCAACTGCGTAACACGTCGCGACGACAATACCGACGCACTCATAGAACCACGTCATTGCTAGCTCTCCCCGGACGACTCCAACATCCGCCTCAACGAACGAAAACCGAATGCGATCGCCATAGCAAGCAGCACGGCCCCGCCGATATCCAGACCAACCATCTCACCACCCAGAACCGGCTGATCACTCGCGCCTATACCCTTCACCATCAAATAGGCCGTGTTGCCGTTTCCATCACTCTGGCAACCCTGCGCCGCGCCCAAAGTCGCGATCTGCTGGTACGTCCTGCCCGAATACGTAAACGAGAAAGTCTCCTGATACCCCTGCGGCACCGTCACGCCACTGGCAGGAAAGTCACAAACGACGAACGCATCGGCCATCCGACACCCCGCATCAAAAAAATGGGCGCCCCAACAATCAGAGCGCCCTGTCAACCTTTACCCGCCGCTCATCAACGACCGATGAAGCCCTTTACAACCTTGAAGCCCCATGCCACAACCACCACCGCCAACACAGCGAGACCCACGTCCTGAATGATCGGAGTCACACCGCTGATGCTCGACAAAATCGCCGTGTCGCTGAATGCCGGAGTCGCCGACCCCGACCCCGTCGATTGAGCAAACGCCGACACGCTACCGATAGCGCCGGCAACTGCGACTGCCACCGAACGAGCAGCACCCTTCATACGCTGAAGCTTCTTCATTTTTCTACTCCCTGATTGGCCCACTGATTAGGATTCGTCCGAGCGGGCCGCTCTCGAACGAATCGACTCCCGTTTAGGCGGATCACGTCGCATCACAACACGCGTCGCGTAGCCCACCCCCTTGCAGACCAAATACGTCGAAAGCAGCATGTTCAACAACATCAACTGCTCAACGATCCGGTCCAATGCATCGATCGGAATGCTCTCCACGTCGCCACTCCTTCCCACCGGCCGAGGCATGACCGGCCACCCGCAGGCATCAATGCAAAGCACGCTCGACGAAGACAACGCTCACAACGTCAAACGCACCATCGCAATGGTCAAGGCCCGCTTGACACGCCTCATCAGCTTCGCCGAAACCACCGGCATCACGAAGACGCGGAGTAAATCCCACGTCGCCATCGCGAGGACACAGAAACTCGCCGCTGCCGAGGTCCTGCACCACGTAGACCACGACCCCGTTCACGATTAGCTGCTCTTCGAAGCAGCGCCCGAGCGAGCCGTCGGCTTGAGCGCATGCATCACCGTCTTCGACGTCTTGCCGTTGCTCACGATCTCAAGCTCGGCAATCGCCTCAAACGGGAAGGGCAGGTGCTTGTACTTGTCGAACTCCGCCGCAGTGCCGAGCGTGAACTCAGCCGACGCAAAACCTTTAGCGGTGCCCTTCGAATCATCAAGGGGCGTTTCCGTATAGACCTTGGTGCTATCGAACGACGTGCCGTTCTCCATCGTTCCCTTGCTCGCCTTCATGCCAAGCACTTTCACTTCGCTCTGAAACTTCATCGCTCACTCCCATGGAAACATCGGCTGGTCGAAAGACCTGTTCCTCTGGCCAGCCATCATCAGAGGGGTCTAAATCGTTGAACGGTTGCGCTGCGGCTCGCTCGTGCATCGGCGTATCGCAAAACTCGTATCCAGGCACTTTCAACCGAGTCGGCCATTCACCTGATTTGCTAGTGATCGCTTCGAGGAACGCCTCGTCACCCATCAAGCCGCGCAGCACAGCCACGTACTTGCCGTACGAAGTCAAGATGTTCAGCAGGCTTGCATCGACGCTGATCTCCGCCGCCTTTTGCTTGATCTCAATTCGCAAAGGTGTACGAGCTTGCTCAAAGAAGCGGAGGCAAGGGTAGGCCGCAACAAAATAGCCGGACGGATCGAGAAGCGCATCCAGAGGGATTACGCGCTTGTCGTTGCGCACCTCAACCTCAAATCGCACCCACGGCGACGTTTCATCGCCTTGTTCCATGCCCTTTTCGTACACGCGGCACATCTTGCCGTTCTTACGGCGGCCGACGTACAGACTTCGACCCTTGCCACTTGGGTTCCGCCAGTCGCCCCGGTGCTCATGAGTAGGCGCACGGCCGGAAACCGTGAAGAGCCCTTCGTCGTACCACTCGTCGGCCTGATCGACTGTGTACTCGCCCCGCATGCAGTCATGCGCCAAGTCGATACGCGTGATCGTGGGCCTTGCTGCGGTGCTCACTAGGAAGTCGTAAAGTCGACCCTCCCAGCCATCCTTAGCCGCCAAACATCCTTGACCAGTAAGATTGACGAGCATCGTCCCCCGCTGGCTAGATCCCCCAATCGCGACGTAGCCATAACCGTCGCCCAATTCCCAGGCACCGAGGTAGAAGTCACGCCGAACGTGCAAATCCTTCGTGACACCGAAGCCGAAGATGCCCGCAAGAACCTCGCTAGCTTCGAGCACAAACTCGTCATCGCCCACCAACTGCCGTCCAGCCGTCTTGCAAAACGTTTGCTCACTTACGGTAAAGCGAAGCGTGTCGATCATCGCGACCTGATCGCCGCATGGAACGCGCACCGCAATCGTCTTGACTTCGCCCGACTCAGTGACGACAAGCTGCAATCGTTCGACGGTCGCGAGCGGCGCTCTATCCGTATCCCCCCTGTTAGTACGGGGGGGGCATTCACGCGGAGCGCCGCCGCGCGCCTCGGCCGGGCAGGCCCGACCAGGGCGCGTGGCAGCGCTAGAGCGCGGAGCAGTCTCCTTAGGAGTACTAATGGAATCGACGAGAGCGACGTTCTTAAGTTTGCCCATGGCTTATGCGGTCAATTCAACAGAAACGAGCGTCAACCGGTTCGGCTGACGACCTTGGCGATACAGCTGCGTGCGAGCCTTATCCCGCGCTTTGGACGATGTACGCGCACGAACCTCGACCGTCGCGACTCTCGTACCGTGCGACGTGTACGCGTGAACTCGATATGCAGACACAGGCACCCCGTTCGATTCTTCGTTTTGTTACCGGCGCTCGCCGGACGGCTTTCCCGAAACTGCTAAACTTGATCGCGCACCAATAACCACACCGGAGCGCGCATGCCCACCGTCTACATCGTGAAGCAGGACAACGAATACCTCACCCAAGGGCCGGACGGCGATGCAAGCTGGACACCGTCAGTAAAGAACGCGGGCAAGTGTCAGTCGCGTGAGGAAGCCGAAGCACTCGCCGACGAGCACGCCGATCCGGGGCACTACGAAATCATTGAGATGCCGCAACAACCATGACGGCTGATTCGATTCTGTAGAACGGCCGTATGTACGCCTCGACCTTGTAGGTCCCCGGGATAAGCACCAAGCCCTTGCGCAGGGGCATCGGACGACGCAGTTCTCGGCCGTCCGGCAACCGCAGCACGCCGTCTGCCGACAAGAACGGAATATGGCCCGAAATGAACGGTGCCACGCACGACCTCACGCGCTCGCATACGAACTCGCACTGCACTAACTGTCCGCTCTTCACACTTACCTCCATATGGCTCATTTACGAAGTGACCGCCGACGTTCGACCAGCCTTACAAAGCGCCGCAAAGCAAGGAACGCGAACAGCGCCAGTAGCGCTCCGAAGAACGACGACGTGTAAAGGGCCCACAAGGCCACGCGGCCGATCTCACGCATGAACATGTCCAGCGGCATCGAGGCCAAATCACCAACAACTTGTACGGACATATGCCCTCTATCTCCCAATCCATCCCGACACTCATCAACAACGCTGCTATCGGCCTAACAACCGGCATCGCTGGTGCCACCGCCTACGTGCTCGGCTTCCGGCTACTCGGTTGCCTCGCGGTCATTGGCGGGGCCATCGTGTTTTTTGCCAACGTATTGCCGCACTGAAAGCACGCTTCGGCTTACATCCGACAGCGCGACCGCCGACGCTGAATCCACGTGCCAAGAAGTCGGCCGATGCGCTCTCCGAGTCCATCCGCGACGCGAACCGCAATAACAGCGAAAACACATGAGCAGAACATCAGAAGCGCGAAAGAAACCGCGACATGGGCGATCACGGGCGCTAGGTCTTCTACAGGCATCGACCCAAGATCACGCAGCAAAACTGCACTCATAGGACCCTCATGCAAGAAGCCATTTCGATGCCGTTGAGCCTCTAGAACCATCGCATAGACCGAGCAATGCACCAAAAACCAACAGCCGAAATTGTTGCCGCAGCAATCACACAAGCGTCATGGGGTGTCATGCTTGTCGTCGCAGGCTGCGTAAGTGCGACGAATCCCCATATCGACGCAATGACGCACGTCATCGGGCTAACACTTTGCCCATTCGGCGTCGCTCAAGTTGCAACTGCGTGCGGCATCTGCATGTACAACGACAAGGCACGAAGGGCCGCCCTTGTCCTTAACTACGTCGGCATCGCTGTACTTGCCTTCCAACTGCTACCGCCACAAACGGCAGACTACATACCGCCGGGGCCGCCCCCCACGTCCAGAATCACGGCAATCGCGTATCTGCTGCTCACGACGGCCAAATCGCTCATCTCCAACGACACGGACCCGACCATTAAGCTGGTCGCAACCATAAACATGGTCGCTGCCGCCGCAATCAATTTCTATCTCAGCCGCCCCGCAACGTTCCGCCGATTCAACTCGGCGCATCGCGAAGACTGGACGACACGGCACCTCAACTAGCCATTTCCGCAGCCGCCACCGGTTTACCTTTTCGCCGGACCTGCTAGACTGCGGCTTTGACGTGAATCGGCAAATTTTTGCGCTTCTGCCAAAATCATTGGGCGAATTATTTGGGCCAAAGCGCAAAAGTGTCAAGGGGAATTTCTATGACGATTGGTGAACTTCTAGATGCTGCAAAGCGGAAGCAAGGATCGCTAGGCGCGGTTGCGGATCGCCTGGGCTTCCATCAGTCGCGCCTCTCGGAGTGGCGGGCGGGCAAGCGGAAGCCGAACGCAAGCGAGATTCTCATCCTGGCAGAGCTTGCCGAGGTCCCACCGCTTGAGACGCTCGCAAAGATCGAGCAGGAACTCGATGCAAAGAACGCTTCCGTATGGGCGCGGGCACTGGGAAACCTCCGCGCGGCCGGAGTAGCCGCGACCGTGATCCTTACACTCGCGACCTGTTTGACCCCGAGCCATGACGCACGAGCGGCCGGGTTCGAAAACCACCCTTTCCGCCA